AAGAAGGAGCTAGGAGACGTTCTATTCTACGTTGCCATGGCTGCTAAGAATCTACACCTTAGTTTAGAAGAGGTTGCTAAAGCCAACCTACAGAAGCTGAGAGCTAGGTATCCTAGAGGGTTTGAAGAAGGCGGTGGCATCCGCAACAACGATAAAGATAACGATGGGTGTTAAATCGCCCTATTTCGATTTCGTTTTAAGTGATTGATCGTATCGTCTAGCTCGTAACTCAAAGTTTCAATCTCTTTGTCGTATTTGCTTTTGTAATACCCTTCGGAGTAATCATCAGGGACATCATATTCGTTGTTCTTGATTTTATCAATTCTCTGCAACAGGTCCTCTTGGTCTTTGGGCATTGTGGTTAACTCCTAAATTTTACTCCAAGCAACTCCCAAAGAGGAGAGCAGTGAGAAGATCATACCCCAGAAGAGCCATCCCTGCTTCCAGGTTCTCTTGTCTAAGGTATCCAATATCTTTTTATGCTCTACATGAGAGATATTGCAGTCCTCTAGCTTTTCTAGAATTTCCTCCTGTTGCTTGCTTAACTCTATTTGAAGTTCAATAGCTTTAGCATGAATCTCTAATTGTTGATTGAGATCTGCTCTAGTCACAGCATCGTTTGGATTTTCGGCCATTGGTGTATTAATATTTATGCCTATTCTTCAACTTTTCGTAGTAAAATGATTATCAACTAGTATAGTTTAACACATGAACATATTCGTCCTACATACAGACCCTATGATTGCCGCTCAGATGCATTGTGACAAGCATTGCGTAAAGATGATCCTTGAGACTGCACAGATGCTCTCTACTGCTCATCATGTGTACGAGACACCAGAAGCGGACAAGGTCTACAAGAAAGCTCACCTTAACCATCCTTGCACTAAGTGGATCCGTGAATCTAAGGCTAACTACACTTGGGCCTTTGATCTATACTTCGCTCTTCTGTTAGAGTTTAGGAGTCGTAGAGGCAAGAGTCATAAGTCGGCAGAACTTATGCATTACTTATTTAAGGTTCCTAAGGATATGCCCGACGTTGGCCTTACTCCTTTCGCACAAGCTATGCCTGACGAGTACAAGAGATCGTGCCCTGTAGAGGCTTACAGGGCTTACTACCAGGGCGATAAGGCTAGTATTGCAGAGTGGAACTGGGGTACTCCTGCTCCTGCATGGTTCAATAAATTAACATGCGTTAATTCCGCGTAAAGGCTATAATGTCTATATGAATATTGATGTCTTAAATAAGCTTAAGGGTAAAGCAACTCTAAGCGACGAGCCAATTGCTGAGTTTATTTCAACAGGATGTTACGCTCTTAACAGAGTTCTTACAGGGCTTTACGATAAAGGATTGCCGGTAGGAGGTATCCTTCAACTGCAAGGTAATTCAAGCACTGGCAAAACCTTGTTTGCTACTACCTTCCTAACAGCCGCTCAAAAAGAAGGCTGGTATGTTAAGCTTCTTGATGCGGAAAATACTTTTTCTAAGGATTTCGGGTCTAAGCTTGGTGTAAATTCAGATACTCTTTTGTACTCGTGTCCTGAAACTCTTGAACAAGCGTTCAATGATGTTGTTGATACCATTGATGACATCAGACAACACGATAAGAAGACTCCTATATTACTGGTTATTGATTCTGTAGCTGTATTAGCTACTGATGAGGAATTAAGTAGAGATAAGATAGGTAACACCTCGGTGACGGATGGTGCTAGAAGAGCACTTGTATTCGGATCTATGCTTAGGAAAGTTAATACTGTTCTTAAAAAGAACAGAGCAACTCTGGTGGTCATTAACCAGATACGAAGTAAGATTAATGTAATGTATGGTAACCCTGAAACTACTGCTGCTGGAGGTAAGGCGTTAGAGTTTTATCTTTCGGCTGACATGAAGTGTAAGTCTAATAAGACTAGTGATGTTGTTAAGGATGAGGACAAGAAGCCTAAAGGTATTGTAGGTGAAGTTCAGATAGTTAAGAATAAATTAGGTGTTCCTTTTCAGCAATGTGCTTTTAGAGTCTTGTTTGATAAAGGTCTAGATCCATATTATGGACTTGAGGAACTTCTCAAGGAAGATGGTCTGATTGAGATCTCTTCATCAGGTAGAAGATCAGTTGGAGACATCGGCTTTAAGAAGAATACTTTGTCTGAGCTATTATTCAATACTACCTCATCCAATCCTGAGCTAGATAAGATTAGAAGTATGTTTGGTATAATGAGTAAGACACTATGATTAATATCGAAGACAGGTTAAGTATTGTAATCGACGAGGCTATGAAGAAGCAGCTTTCAAACAGGAATGATGTAAATGCTCCCTTCATGGATATAGAAGACTACAAGAAAAAGACTAGAAAAAGGTTTAGAATGACTAAGGCTCAAAGAGATAGTGGGCTTACTAGAGAGCAAGCCTTCCAGGAATACATGGAAAAACTAATGGATAAATAATGCATTTTATACTTAAAAGAATTGGCTTGTTTATTTACGGGACTCTATCAATTTTAGAGTCTTCGATAAACATGTTGCTTTACGTTACGTTCTTAGATACTGTTGTAACTCCTGTAGATTGGGCTTTCCCTTTCTACTTTAAATACGTCGATCAACTACTGAAGGGTAATTACCTGTCTAACTTAAAAGATAACCATGGGAAAGACATTTAGAAGAGAGAAAAGCTTTACCCCTAAGGCGGGAAAGCTACATACACATAGGGACCTTCCTGATATTCAAGAGGGTCTTTACGACGATGATGATTTGTCGTTGGATGATGAGGATTATTTTTATGGCGAATTACATACTAAAAAACAAACTATGGTCAGACGAGAAGATGAATCGTCTGGTAAAGTCGATAAAGGATAACGCAATTTCCGATAGGAAGTCTGCTTCTGAGTTATTTAATGAGTGTAAGGAAGCCCTAACTGAGTTAGGGGGAAGGGTACATTTTGATGATCAGGGTAATGCGTCTGTAGATGCATTTACAAAGATTATTTCCACTTCCACTCAAGCATTGAATCAAATGGGGACTGCCAATGAAAAGCTTTTAAAGCTGGCGCAGACCATGCAGAAGTATCAACTAAAAGAGATGGATTTGGAGAATAAATCTGGTCCTGGTTCACAAGAGTTGAAGGGATCTGTGTTTAGTAACCTAACTTCAATGTTACATAAAAACGATAATGCCTAGAAAACCCAACAGTATTAAAGCTTACTCATCTGAATTAAACTCTATTATTCACGTTAGAAGACTTACTGAAAAGCAATTAGAAAAGGTATATAACAAGCTTAAGAAGTTTATAAAAACTTCTGAATCTGGTAAGTTTAATTTCGTAAGCTATGTTAAGATAGTTATAGTTGATTGCTTAACACCTTCCGAACAGAAGACGTTTATTGCTAGAGTAGCTGAGGTTCAGGATTTAAAGGATAGTATTAGTGATCCATTGTTGGAATATAAGCTATTAGGGGCTTACTACCAGACGATCTCTGAATACTATCCCGAGTTTAGAATTGAGCATGTTTGTTACGACATAAACGAGCTTATTCCTGATTCTGTTATATTAGATTCTATTATTAGGGACGCGAAGCAGGATCCTGAATTCCAGAAGAAGATAGAGGAGAATTTACCTAAGCCTAAACCTAAACAAAAGCCTTCACCTCCTACGAACAAGTATAATCTAAAGACCATAGAAGATATTAATAACTTGGATAAGTTCTTGAAAAAGAACATTGTGGGCCAAGACGAGGCGATACAAACCGTATGCAACTCTATAAAGTTAAGAGCCGCTAAGTTTAGTAGCCATGTTAATCTATTCTTCATCGGAAAGACTGGTAGAGGTAAGACTCAACTTGCTAGAAAGCTTGGAGAGAAGTTTTCTCCTAACTTTTGGGTTATTAACTGTGCTGAGTTTACAAATGGACATGAGGTATCTAAAATCCTAGGCTCTCCTCCAGGTTACATAGGGCATTCTGAGTCTTCAATAATGAAGGAAAAGGCCGAGAAGTCTAACAGGTGGACGATTGTTTTTGATGAGATTGAGAAAGCACACTCGAAATTCTTTAATATACTTTTGAGTCTTTTGGACACTGGTACAGTTACCGATAATTCAGGCAATGAAATAGACTTTACAGATTCTATGTTTGTTATGACCTCTAACTGTGGATTGAAAGACTTGAAAACTAATCTACTTGGATTTGGGGGATCTGCCACTGCCGATGGTCACAAAGAGGAAATCATGAAGTCTTTGGAAAGAGAGTTCTCTCCTGAGTTCAGAGGTAGAATAGATGACTTTGTGTTCTTTAATGACCTTAACGATTCTAACATTAAGGATATTGCTAAGATGACCCTCGCTAAGTATCCTGTGAAGTCTACTCCTGAGTTGCTAAATCATATAGTTAGCAAAGGTTATAGCGATGAGTTTGGTGCTAGAGATATTCAAAGGGTCGTTAAAAATCTAGTTGCACTGCCGCTTGCCGATGAGATATTGTCTAACCGCCATCCTGATGATGGTTCTAGCAAGTATGAAGCTGCTGTTGTGGAAGATAAAGTAGAGATAATTAACACTATCCCGCTTTAGGTGTTGTTTTCATCGGAACATGCGCTATGATGGTGGCATGTTAAATGAGCATTCAGAACTTATAACCTATCTTGGGTATGCTATTGAAAAGTTGCGAGGATTAACTTCCGAGGCTAAACTTAGGAACAAGACTAAGAAAGTAAAAGCGATACTATCCATCTTAACTGTTGTAGAGGGGAGGATACTAGCCACTCTTCAATACGCAAAGGCGGGAGGATTTTCTTCTAACACATCTTCCGTAGTAATTCAAAAGCACCTATATGATCCTATGATTGATTGGTTAGGAACGGAACTTAGAAAGTAATCATTAGCTATAATACTGGTGATGAGAATATTGCCAGAGAAGGGTAAATGCCAGTCTTGCGGAGATATAGACTTGCTTTACATTTACAATAATGCTAAAACATGTTCAGAGTGTCTAGGAATGGACCGAAGAGGTGTTAGCAGAGAAAGAATATTAAGAGGAAACTTAGGAAAAAGAAATGACGAAAGCAAATTACGAAAGCCTTGGAAAGGGCGTAGGTAAGCTGGTTGCAGAGAAGCAGTCGGCTTATGGTGATTCATTTGGTAAATCACATAAGATATTAAAAGTTCTATACCCTGAAGGAATTAAACCCGA